GGCGGCGTTTCGTTTCTGAAGTTGCCAGTTTCGTCGTCGTAGGTCGCCAGATGGTAGAGGGCGAAGTCCTCGGGATATTCCGATAGGTCGTTTTTCTCGGGGGAATTTACGGCGCCTGACAGTGAGCGCGCGGCCATTTCGAGCCGCGGCAGGTAGAACGGTGTTTTAAAGCATTGAGCTTTTTTATCGTACAGCGCACAGACAACGGTTTTCATTCGAGACCCCTATGCAGATTTTTGATTTGCGCTCGCTTTACTGCTTCGCGTACTGCCAGCCGGGCCGGGGTGCTGTCGTGTGAGCGCCTTAACGCAGCGGCCTTCCGGTCGGCCTTCATCTTGAGATAGAGGGTCGGGTCCGCCAGCTCGAGCTGGCGGTCGTAGTACTTCGGCGGCTTGGTCGCGCGCCCGCGGACGATGACCTCGTTCGAAGGGAATACATCGCTCGCATAGCGCTCATACCAGCCTTTGCCTATTGCGGGCTTGAGAGACATGTTCGTGTACTCGGGGAGCAGATTTGATATCTCCCCGGTGTCGGGATCGACGACGCGATAGTGCTGGGCAGCGTCCTTGCCCACGATTTTTTTCATGATGTAGCGGGCTACGTAGGCGGCGGATTCAAAGGTAAGAGCTCCAACTGAGCAATGGCCCTGCGGCCACAGTGACTGCAGAACGTCGGAGCGATAGAGAGTGATATCACCGGACCGCGAGATAGGCGTCTGATCCGGGAAGTCATATCCGAACAGCAGTGAGTGAAAGTGAGGGCGGCGGGTCCGCTCTCCGTACTCACCGCAATAGTAGTAACTGAGTTTTTTCGCGGCATGTTTTCTCAGCCGCTTAAGGAAATCTTGGAAGTCTTTTTTTTTAAGGTGCCACCTGAGGGCAGATTCTCCTCGGCGTACGTCAGTGTAATGAACGAAGTCGCCTCATGCAGTTGCTTTTCATGCATACACCGCATAGCCCATTGTCGAGAGCGTTCAAGTCGGCAGCCAATGCAGCGCCCACAAGGAACGCTGCGCGGACGGAGCACATGTCCGCCGGGATTGCTGAAGATAGTGTTGCGTTTCCCAGAGGGATTGACGGTGTTGGACTCGTAGCCGTGTAGCGGGTGATAGCAAGGCACGGGTCAGCGCACCGGCACTTGTAGGAGACTTTTCCACATGTGAGGCACCCAGCGCTCAAAGGCGGATGCCGCCGCGCATCGGGGCGCCAGCGAAGTTTTTCCGGTGGGAGCGGGATGCGGTTTTGCTAAACACGCGACGGGATTTTCCGCGACTCATTTTTTGACGGCGCATTTTTGGTGCCTTTCAGGATTTTTAGAGAGACCAGCATTGAGAGGACGGGGTTGATAACCCTAACTACAAGCTGTAGCAATGTCATGACAAAGGTTATATATCGAAATGTCGTCCGCGGGCAACAGAGCCAGATGAGAATCATTCTCAGGTGTCACCTAGACCAATTACATCAAGTAAGGGAATTGGTCTTACCCCCCTTTAGGGGGGGGTGCCGCCGTAGCGCGCCGGGCCGGTGGCCCGGCGATTCTCTCGGCGGGCGGTTTGCTTAGGCGTAAAAAAGCCCGCCGGGCGGAACCGGCGGGCTAGGAAGGCGCACGGTGCGTGCGCTAGGGGGACTTGGGGGGAGAGGCCAGTGCGGGCGCTGGCGTCGCGCTGGCGGGCTCTGGTGAGGCCAGCGGATCGGTTTTTGCGGATTTGAGGAGCCCGAGCGAGCGGGCTTCCTCCATGTTGCGGTCGTCCTGCACGAAGTCGAGGAACTCGGCAGGGTCGTTTTTGAAGCGGGCCCGCAGGCCCGCTGGAAGGTCGGCGAATAGGCTTTTCGCCTGAGCGACGGTTTGCATGGCTTGATTGAATTCTAAGCCGGTTGTGTCGCCGTATTGCGCTTCGCGCTTGTTTGTGAAGTCGAGGACGCCTGTACGCAGGAAGCGTTTGAGGATTGTGTTGATGTCGCATTCGTCTTTGAATGCTTGTTTGGTCCGTCCGTAAGGGAGCTCAGGACAGGTGAGTTGATATTTGATTTTGGGTGAGTAAGCGTGAAGGGGGATTTTGATTTGATTGTTGAAGGTTTGTGACATTTTGGAGTCCTGTGAATTAAGAGTAAGGGAAGTGAAGTGTTTGATAGCGGTAGCTTGTAGGAGGGGTGATCCCTTGGGACGTCCCTCCCGGTTTGATTGAGACCTATGCGTATCCGCAGATATGCCCTTCGGGCATGTAAGTAGGCGTCCTCATTTGGGAGCGGCGCGGCGTTTAGCAGATGCCGCGCCTTGAATTGATTCCGAGATGCGATTTATCCATCGAAGGACTGAGGCGGGAACCCCGCCACCAGCGTCCTCGATATCGCCCTCGTGCGCGCGGCCTTTTGCATCCGACGTAAGCATGTCGGCTGTTTGCTCGGCTGCGCGCGTATTTGCTTCCTCCGTTTTGATTTGCTGATGGCGCAAGTCCTGATCTTTCAGCCTGACGTTGTAGTCGACTTGCCGCAAATTCTGATCCGCCCGCTTGAGCTCCGTGTCGCTTTGCTTGTTCGCGAGCTCGGCCTCCATCTGCTTCGCGATCATGTAGCTGTTGAGGCCCTTGCCCGTGTTGACGGAGTGTTGCTGCGGGGCATTAGCCATGGAGCTCGAGGCGGAAGGCCCGGACACCGAGCCACCGCGGTTAAGCGAGAGCATCGGGTTCAGGCCCGCCGTTCGTAGATCAGCCACCTCGCGCTGGTGCTTGGTGGCGTCGGCGTGCCAATTGAAGTCCCGGGCTTTTTGAGCTTCGGCAGCGGCGAACGCGTTTGAGATTCCCATGTTTTCTTGACCGCGACGCCATGCGGTGTCCGCTGCGTCAGCGTCCCGATCGATTGCGCGCTCGCCCTGCCAGAGATCGACCATCGGGCCGAGCATATCGCCCATGTCGAAGATTCCCATTAGAAGTGATCCATCATTCCGGGTACGCCATAGACCGGCATCGGTCGGGCGCAGTGCATCCGGAAATAGGAGTCGAACAGGAAGTGGGGCTCAGCGGGGACCGCGATACAGCGATCGATTGGCGGGTCCTCTTGGATGAAGGTTGAATCAAGGACAGGTGCAGAGGCGAAGTCTTGCGACAGATGCCACGAATCGAGCGTGCCCGCCGCGTCGGAGCGGAACAACGACGTGATGAGCGAGGGCTTATAGCGGTACTCCGCATAGCGTTCCTGATAGCCGAACACCGTGTCGTCGTCGACGGTCGTGCCGTTCATCCAGATTTCTTTACGAAGGACGGCTTGTTCGCCGATGTGCGAGAGCGCGGGCCAGTAGAAGTCATACCGCGTCGAGCGCGACCACATGCGGTTAAGGCCCTGCTGATAGGTGAGGTCCGCGCGGACGGAGACCAGGCCGATGATTACGACGTGCTCAGTAAAAGAAGCAGTAAAGCCATGGCCAGACAGCAGAGCGGTTCCCATCGCGGCCAAGTTTCCCTGCGGAGTCGCTGCTGTAACGCTTGTTTGCGGGATAGGCGCGATGTTGACAGGTGACGAACCACCGCCAAGGAATTCGGGTCGCTGAAGGCGAGCGTCAGGTGACGTAACCCCGAAATGCGCTTTGAGGATTTCCGTGTAGCGAGTACCGCCTCGCGCGTCTCGTTCCAGAATTTTCTGGATCTGGAAAGCCTGTCGAAGGCTATTAATTGTTGCTGCTGTCGCGTCCGAAAGATCGGCATAGAGCCGTTCAGCGGCCGGTGCGTCGGTGCTTGTTGTTGCGACGAATGTTCCGGAGTCGTGAAGTCGCTTGTAATCGGTACCAGCGCCGATCGCCGGGAGCTTGACTCCCACGAATTGCCCGGTGGCAGTGTTATCCACGGCGACATCCGCACGTGTCCCGAGAGGGATTGAGACCGCATCGCCCTTTTGTGGCCAAGGAAGGGCGGAAGTGAAGTAGTCATGGCGCTTGCCTCGCTTGCGAAGAACGTAGTCCGTGATGTCGTCGGGGCCGTCGTCCGTGTCGACGACGATTGAGTCCTGCATATTTTGATCGCGGAACCATTCGTTCCAGATCAGGTTATAGGCGCGGTGCCAAAGCGTTGAGTGCGTGATGTTGTTCGCGGTGATGGGGATGCCCATGTAGTCCGAGAGCGAGCCCGAGCTCGGGACGTAGTCGGTGAATACCGGGATAGTGAAGTCGGTGGAGTCGTCCGGGTCGGTTTGCTCGCCGTTGAATTTTTGCCAATTAGTCCACAGCAGGCGCAGAGGGACCGCGAAGAAGTGCGTGTCCATGTACATATTGTCCATGATGGGGAAGATCGGCGTCGCGAGTCGGGCGAAGCCGGTCATGTTGACTTTAAACGTGTCGCCGGGAAGGCCCTCGTCGACGAGGATCGGGATCAGATAGCCAGCGTCGAAGGTTGTTTTGTACCCGTGCGAGCGGTCGAACGAGCTCCGGGGGATTTCCGCGCGCGGAACCTCCGAGAACTTGTGCGACATGACGGTAGGATTTTTGTGCGATTTGCCGAACATGAATTAGTTGCTCCCTTTGGTGATTGTTTCCTGCGACAAAAAATCAAGAGTCTGTGCTTTGCTTCGCTCGCGTGGGGCCGGCGCGGGGTCGCCCGTTGGGCTCACCCTTACCGGCCCGCTCGCTCTGTCCGCGGCAATAGATGCAGCGGGCTTTTTAAACTGAGAAGCCTCGGCCACGAACACCGGCGGCGTTTCGTTTCTGAAGTTGCCAGTTTCGTCGTCGTAGGTCGCCAGATGGTAGAGGGCGAAGTCCTCGGGATATTCCGATAGGTCGTTTTTCTCGGGGGAATTTACGGCGCCTGACA